TGGCAGAGTGGTCGATTGCGGCGGTCTTGAAAACCGTTGTACTGCGAGGTACCCGGGGTTCGAATCCCTGTCTCTCCGCTGAAACCTTTAGACAATAAAAGGTCAAAAGCAGACAAAGTCCGTAAAACCAGCGTTTTACGGACTTTTTTTATATACCTTCCGGACAGTTTGAAACCATTGAAAAGTCAAAAACGGACAGAGTTCAGTTACAGATTCGTTACATAAAATTGGGCTTCTGTTTCTGTAACGATTTCCACTATAAGTCCTTGATTTGTACAGAGTTTGTCCATGTCTGCATAGCTTATAACAACATTATTAACTTTACCTTTGTGGCGGAGGAATTAATCCATTCCCCAAAGGTTTAAAAATTAAGAATTATGAGCAGCAGTACTTTTAAGATTCTCTTTTATGTGAGAAAGAACTACGTGAACAAGAACGGCAAGACAGGTATAATGATTCGCATTACATTAAATGGCGAAATCAGTCAGTTCAGTTCTAAATTGGATGTCGATCCAGGACAGTGGGATGTCAAGGCTGGCAAGTTGAAAGGCAGAAGTATTCAGGCTGCCCAATTTAATGCATTGTTAGATAATATTCGTGCATCGCTGGTTAATCATTATCATGAGATAGAAAACACAGAAGCATTTGTTACAGCAGAAAAAATCCGTAATGCATTTTTAGGAATTACTACTCGTCAGCGTACTTTATTGGAATTATTCAAACAACACAATGAAGATATTCAAAAGTTAGTAGGAATAAGCAAGACGCCTGCAACAATAGCTAAGTATGACCGTACTTATAGACGTTTGATTGATTTCATGAAATACAAATATAATATCTCTGATATTTCTTTAAAGGAGATAAACCATATGTTTATTACTGACTTTGAAACCTACCTGCGTAGTGAAAGTGGTTGTAATGAGAATACGACTGCTAAATTCATGCAGTTTTTTCGCCGCATAATTATTATTGCTAAAAATAATGGTTGGATCTTTGCAGACCCGTTTGCTAATTATACCATTCGTTTGAAACGGGTAGATAGAGGTTATCTAACAGAAAAGGAAGTGGAGAAAATTATCAAAAAGAAATTTGCGACAGATAGATTGAATAATGTCCGTGATATATTTATTTTTTCGTGCTTTACAGGCTTAGCTTACATAGATGTCAAAAATTTGACAGAAGATAATCTCCGTACAGGTTTCGATGGAAAACTATGGATTATGACCCATCGCCAAAAGACGGATACCAATGTGAATGTTCCCTTGTTGGATATTCCTCTGAAAATATTAGCAAAATACAAAAATAATCTGCCTAATAAAGTTCTATTGCCAGTCCTTAGTAATCAAAAGATGAACTCATATTTGAAAGAAATAGGTGACCTTTGTGGTATAGATAAAAATTTGACATTTCATCTTGCGCGCCATACATTCGCAACTACTATAACGCTTGCAAAGGGGGTACCTATTGAAACTGTTAGTAAAATGTTGGGCCATACAAATATCCAAACAACGCAAATCTATGCACGTATAACAAATAGCAAGATAAGTAATGATATGGAAGATTTGGCCGGAAAATTAGGTAATGTAGAGAGCGTTTATAACAAGGCAGAATAATTAAATCAGTATATTTGTCCCCCCAAACAAAATCATTATGGAAAGAGGATATATTAAAATCACAGAGGAAGAAATCGGCAAACCCATTGTCGAAGTCAAAATAGTAAACGGAACCGTATGGATGTTCAAGCATGAAATTGCCCGCCTTTTCGACGTACATCTCCAGACGGTGGGCAACAACTTCCGTTCCATCTTCAAGTCCGGCGTGCTTCATGAAGATGACGTAACGATGGAACGTAAGATGAAGAACGAAAAAGGTCAGGACATCTACGTCACCTTTTACAATCTCGAAGCCATCATTTTCCTAAGCTATCGCATAGATTCCCGCTACGCCAAAGCCTTCAGGGAATGGGTGATGAACGCCCTTTGCGAATACAACCGCATGGACAAGAAAGCAACCGAGGTAATTGTCGTGTTCAATGCTGACACCCGCCATGCTTCCATCCAGTACCCGCAGATACCCAACTAAATCTCCCCTGATATGGTAAATCAGAGCCTGATGCATAAATAAACGTATCAGGCTTTTTTAATATCCTCAAAAAACTCTACCTTTGAACAAACTATTGATTATGATTGAGAATCTTGTCGTTTCCGTTCCGTTTGAAGATTTAGACAACGCACCTATATACAACTATTTCCAGCTTGTTGAAATGTCCGGCGAGTTCCTGGTCATACAGAAAGAGGATGGAATGTTCTACTTCCTCTGTTCTCACGACTGCCCGATAGAAAAGATAAGCCGTTCCTTCGACTGGTACATCGTTTCCAAAGACAAATTCAACGACCACCTGACAATCGGTGTTGGGTTGGCAGATAAGGAACCTATAGAAGGCGAACTCTATCGCCTGCAGGATGAAACCACCCTGAACCTTTGGCGTGACATACTCCATTTTACATTCGAGGGTGATTTCGTCCGTCAGTTCTTTCCTTATGATACCTATTTTAAAGGCAAGGTGCGGTACGACGGTACATTATGTTTTTATATCCACGATTATTATCCAACCAGAACCAAAGAACTGACCCTATATCAAAAAAAGGTCAGCAATTTAGTATTCCGTTTTAAAGAAGGAAGCGAAAATGCCGCTCCTTTACTTGCTAAAATTTTCTCACTCTGTATAGGTCGCATGCCATTCTTTAAGGAAATGAATGATCCTATCCTTATACCTATCCCCGCCGCTACACGTGAGCGAAATATCGCTCGCTTTGCCCGTTTTTGTAGCCTTTTATCTCGTCGTCTAAAAGTAGCGGACGGTTTCCGTGCTATTTGGATCAAAGAAGACCGGGAACAACTAAAAGGCAGTACTGGTAATGATAAACTTGCCAATCTCATTTTCCATCCCGAATATATTCAAGGAAAAGATATAATTCTGGTCGACGATATCGCAACCACCGGCCAGAGTTTTATCCAGATGAAACGTAAATGTATGCGGTTGGGAGCCAATTCGGTAGTGGGAGTCTTTTTGGGAAAGACAATCTGATGATTTCGTTTCATTATTTCTATAACGTCTTGATACCATAATACCAGCCAGGAAGAGAACAGGTGACCAAACAATTCTTAGAATCGTTATTCAAAAAACAATCAAATATAAAACTACTGATATTTAAAGTTTTCAAAGTCTTTCATCGGTATAAAAACCGTTTATCCGTCAAAAAGCAATTTCCTGTACATTGTACCGGAATTTACATTTTGCCTATCCATAACCGTAGAAAAGTATTCATCTGGCCATCGAATATAAATCTTCACCAGCCAGCCGAAAACATTTCTTTTCCGATTATGCCAAAAGGTTGTTTTTATGATTGTTTATCCCATTCGGATCTTAGCGAGAATTAGATTATTTATTTTTCAGTACTTTCATGGTACTGGAAAGAGCAATATCCATTGCTTCATAATGGTCATTATCATATTTCATCAATCCGGAAAGTAGCCTATTCAAAGCATTGATAGCATTTATACCTTCCTCTGAACTTCCGCATTTTGAAATTAGGTCGATAGCAGTACTTAAATCTCCCCGTAGTTTTACGAGATCACTGACTTTTTCGATTTGTAAGAGATAGAACAGTTTTCCATTATCTGTTCCTAAAATACCCTGCAAAGGGGTTTCATTAAATTGTTCCATATCATATAAAATTAAAGAACGTGACACTGCCAATTACAGTTCCAAAGGCATCGCCAAACGCCCAACACAAAAGTAACTGACAGGTCACGTTAGTATATGACCGAGCCAGTTTACTTACCTTTGTGTTTTGAAATTGGCGATTTCTCGGAACGGTAAATAAACTCACTAAATACAGAGGACATTTATCCTCTCGTGGCAAAAATAAGAAATTTATAGCATATATCTTAGGGATTAATGTAAAAGATTAATAGCATTTCGTCTTTAAGAAGTCATGATAATAAAATGGATAGCTCCCAGCGAGCTATCTTTTTTAATGGTTATCACAAAGTTTTTTCTTCATTTTTCTCTTTATAATTTCTTCCTCATTTACTCCTGCCAATCTATAGGGAGCCAACTATTAAGCAGTGTTCCATGTGCGAAGATAAACGACCGTCTATTGCCTGTCAAATTTTTATTTGTAAAATCTCCAGCCCTTCGGGTTGTAGATACTAATTGAAAAGTGCGCTGTATTCTAATTGAAAAGAGCTCCATCCATAACTTGTTACAAAATTACTATAAGTTTAAAATATTCATTTATCTTGTCTCATTTTTTGTGTTTCCTTAAGCCTATAAGACAGTCCGGTCATATTAACCAGATAAGCTTTATGTGTAAGCCTGTCAACCATTGCCGCCACAAGCACCTTGTCCTTTATGATTTCATTCCATCTGTTAAAAGCCAAATTAGTAGTAATGATTGTAGCCTTTTTTCCGGCTCTTAACGACAGGTGGTTAAAAAGCAGTTCTCCTCCTTCCTTGTCACAACTGACATATCCGAACTCATCACAGATGACCAGATCGTATTTTTCAAACCTTAATTGTAGCGTCCTCAGTGTCTTTGCTGATTTAGCCTCCCTTATCTGGGTAAGCAGGACCGGCACTGAAGTAAACAATACGGTAAAGTCCTGTTGGCAGGCCTTTATTCCTAAAGCCGTAGCAATATGCGTCTTTCCCGTTCCCGGATTTCCATACAGGACCAGGTTTCTTCCCTGTCTGATGAAGTCCAGTGTCTCCAATTCAGGTAATATTACCTGTGCCTCTTTGGGCATGTCTTCCATAACAAGCTCATGCAGATACTTCATTTGTGGAAATCCCGCAGATCTTATCCTTGATCTTCTTCTACACTCCCTTCTCCTGGCGCTTTCCTTTCCAAGCAATTCCGTCAAGAACTGCAGATGGTTCCAGTTTTCTTCAGCTGCCAATGAAAGGGTGCATTCCAGTTCCTCTTTAAAGGCCAGAAGCTTCAGTTCTGCAGCATAGTCATAAATGGTTTCTTTTTCTGATTTCATATATTATAAACTTAAATGGTTGGTATTATATCATGCACTTCATTGTATCCTGTCATGAGCGCCGTGATGCCTTCAAGCATATCCACAGCTTCTCTTTCTATATTCTCCTGTTGTGCCGGGAGAACAGGCGGTTCCATGGTTTCTTCTGTCTCTCCCTGTACGCTACCATGCAGCATGGCCTTTACCTGGTCCGGAGATATCTTTCTGACACCACGTCCGGTCAGCTCCTTGCATGCCGTGACAATGTCCGTTCCGGAAAATCCATTTTTTCGGGCATAGTCCAGCAACAGAACAAACGTCCTGTTGTCCTCCTTGAAATGGATGTCATACAGCCTTCTCAGTTCTTCCGGTGCTCTTTGCCAAACCACAGAGTGGGGCAATGCCCCCGGTTTACGGGAAAGTGTACGCAAATAGTGCTCCAGCTTGATGCACCAGTCTCCACCGCAATAACTGCGTTGATGAGAGGCCACTTTCTCCTTCCCGTACAGGATGACGATTTTTTCACTATAAACCTTGACATGTACTTTTTCTCCCACAAGAGAATCAGGTACGGAATAATGAACATTTTTCATGCTGATAGTTGACCATTTATCCACAATGTACTCATAGACCTCAAAACAGCCCAGATTACCGGGAAAAGGCTTCAGCGATGACAGGTCAGCTTCCAGACGTGATGTTTTCTCCGCTGTTGAAAGACTGCCTTGCTCGTTGTTGACCTGCATACATACCCGGTTTAAATGCTCCTGGGCAGAATGTATATCACCAAAATGGTCTGTCAGGCAGAAAGCTTTCCTTCTGACATATTCCACGCTGCGCTCCACATGTCCTTTCTCCCATCCGGCCCGTACATTACAGAAACGGTACTCAAAACAATAGAAACCGGACATCTTCATCAAAGCTTCTGTAGGTTTCTTATCACCACCGACAAAGCTCTTGACGGCTACACGCATATTGTCATAGACCATCATGGCGGGGACACCATGTATATCCCTGAAAAAGTTACGGTGGGATTCCATGAAGGCAAGCGTATTCTGATGCCTGAAAAGATAGGCGTATCTGCCATTGCTATGCCCGAAAGTGAATACGGCCAGATAAAACTTGGTTTTGACGCCGTCAATAAAAAGAAGAACTTCACCCCAGTCAAACTCGGCAATGCATCCAGGCTCATAGAACAACCGGATAAAGGCTTCGCTCTTTTTCTTCTCTTTGTATGACTCTATATTTTTTATATAACTGCATACTGTGGCGTAACTGATGGTGTATCCTTGAGATAACAGAAACTGGTGGATATCCTTTTTCAACATGCGCTGTTTGCGAAGTCCGGTAGCTATCTTAACGGCATTCTTCTTCAGGCAAAATCCTATCTTATCCTTAATCTCTTGTGTGAGCCGGCGAGGACGGCGTCTGGAACTGTCATACCTGGGCTGGATGGTAAGCAAATCACTCAAAGCCTCTTCTGGATTGTCCGTGCGGATGGCTGATTCGTACTTTGAAAGAATATTGTCAACGGTATGACGGCTGACATGAAGTTCACGAGAGATACGCCGTTTGCTATAACCGCATACTCTATACATGTGTATTATTGATTGTCTTTCTACCATAGTCTTCATTTTACCTTTGCATTTGGATTATACAAAGGTCATTATACTTATCCTATGGTGGCGCAATTTTCAACTGGAATATTGGCGCACTTTTCAATTAGTATCTACAATTCTTGCTGGAATAGATGCTTCAGACAGGGTGGAATTTTATCTACCTGGAAGTAATACGGCAGCATCTGTTTTTGACCACACCTTTGATTTCACCTTCCGAGGGCTGCTCAATATGGCCACAAAGATCACTTGTAAGGTTGACAATTCAGACTGTGGAATATACTTGAGATGGATCAACCGCCATGGAATGTGGTGTTACTGGCTATTCATGCAAGGAGACGAGACTTCGCAGGTATCCAATGACGGAGAGTTCATCAGAAACAATATGCAGGATTACAGTTACAAGAACGGATACCATGGAGGTAGCGGACGAAAGCAAAGGAAAATGGAAGAAACGACACTTCCCGTATGCGCTCCATTAATAGACAGCATAACTTATGACTTCCTTTACCAAATGGCCACATCTCCTGTTGTTGATATGTTCATGGGCTATGATGATAACGGTAACGCCAGATGGATGGCCGTAAATGTGTCTGTGGGAAATTTCGTCAAACAGCGGGTATCACTGCAAGACTTTGAAGCGAACATTATATTACCTGAAACTAACGTGCAGAGCTTATGAGAAATGAATTATTATATGTCGGTGCCAACAACAAATTAGTAGATATGGACGACAGCACCAATATCACATTAAAATACAAGAATAATATATTCACCGATATAGGCAAAATTGTAAGTAACACAAGCTACACTATTAAACTTCCAAACACAGTGAGGAATCAGTCTGCATTTCTTCACGCAGACCTGCCATCCTGCCAATATTCCGTTGCTTCATTTTACCTTGACGCTAGATACATAAGAAACGGAGTAGAAATTATCAAAGGGGCAAAAATATACTTGATAGGCACGTCTGATGTGTTTGAAACCGCATTAATATGGGGAAACGCAACACAATTTTCAAGTATTGCCAATGAAGAAAAAAAACTGCAAGATTTAAAAGAACGTTGGCATTATGAAAGCCAAGGGAATGATCCATTTCCTGATTATTACATCGAATGGAATAGCGGAAAGAACGTAAGCCAATATGATAGTCATGGAGATTTCTTTTTCCCAAAAGTAAATTACAATATACGTTCAGCCGATAAAGACTTACCCTATCATCCGGCAGTTAAAGCAACATGGATTTTAGAACATATATCACTTGACAATGATGTGATATTCATTTTTCCAAGTGAACAGCAAGCAGTCTTGAACAAGCTGTTTATCCCATTGCTGACAAGAAATGACGGGTTGGAATTCTCTCAAAAGAATGAACTGTGGTTGAATGCAAAATATTACCTTAACCAAGGAACCGGGCCTATTGAACTTTACTTCGAAAATAAAGAATATTCATCATATTATGGAACGGTAAATAAAAGCTCGCTAAGCGAAGGCACATTCATTAGTGGAATAAAGACAAAAGGAAACTCCATAAAGCTCAATGCTTCAGGCAAAGTATCAATACATACTTTAACTTCTTTCTATCCCAGCAATGCAGCCATGATAGCTTATTATATTGAGAACGGAGAGAACAATGAAATATTCAACATAGGATATACGGATATAATAAGCAATGGAGGAAACTCTTACAATATTACGTTTGAGTTCGAAGGTGTAGAGTCTGACTCAGTAAACAAAGGTACAGATATCCGGTTTGGATTCACAAATATCGGATTTATTGCAGACGTATCAAACGGTGTAGATGGAATCATAAATCTAAGAATGGAAAACAGCCTTGTATCGCCCAAGCAACCAGACGAAAGTATTCTTAACGGGAATGGTCATTACCCCATTATACCAAATTTGCCAGATATGACACAGCTTGATTTTATTAAAGCAATATCTACCATGCTAGGCGTATTTGCATATCCTATTGAAGGCACGAACATTATAAGATTTATGTCTGTCGATGATATCATAAAGAAAAAAGAACAAGCGTACAATTGGACTAGACGGGTAATAGCATCGTATATGGCCAACAAGCCTAAAGAAATGAAATTCACTATCGATGGCTTTGCACAAAGAAATATACTTAAATACAAAGACGATGATACGGTAAAAGGCAACTACAGTGGAGAAATTACTTGCTTGATCAGCTCATTAGAGAAGTCTAGAGAAATGGCAGAGTTGAAATTTGCAGGATGCGACATGAGAGGAATTACAGCATTCATACGATTGTACAAATATGACGGAGAGGGAAAGGCTGAACTGCAAAAAGTTCAACCAAGAATACTTCTCGAGGAAAACAATGGAGGTCTATCAAATGGAACCTTCACACAATTGTCGTTCACAGATATCATAAAAAGATTCTACACAAGCTTTCAAAATGCAGTGTATACCCCCAAAATCATTAAAGAAAAAATAGAAATAACAGAAAAAGACTTGAGAGACTTAGATATGACCACTCCAGCATATCTGGCCCAATATGGGAAATATTATGCAATTCTATCCGTTACAGCAGAAAATACAGGAATAGCAAATGTTGAATTATTACAATTAGACATCTAAAATTATGGCAGACAAAGTAGAAAAGATACTTGATATCAAAGTGAATTATAATGAGGCTATCAAAGCTATAGCCGAGTATCAGACAAAAATCGACAAAGCCAAAGAAGCAGAGGCGAAACTGAAGGAACAGTTAAAGGCTGGAGACATAGAAAGGAAACAATATAACGAGAAAATGGCAGACTCTAAAATTCATATAGCAGACTGGAATGATTCGATACGTATTATAACGAAAACAATGCAAAATCAGCTCAAGCAGGAGAAGGCACAAGAAAACAGCCTTGTTTCTCTCCGTGCCAAACTGTCAAACCTAACGGCTGAATACGATGCTTTATCCGAAGCGGAACGTAAAGGTGCTAGCGGCACAGAATTGAAAAACAAGATTAATGAGGTTACTGATGCTCTAAAGGGCGCTGAAGAAGAGACACAGCGGTATTACCGAAATGTTGGCAATTACAAGGAAGCTATAATGGAAGCCGCCAATGCCAATATCCCGTTCGTGCAGCAGATAAATGTAATGGTGACCTCCTTGGGTGGAGTAAGAAATTATTTGTCTGGAGTAAAAACAGAAATGCTTACTGTTTCGACCACCACAACCGGCTGGATTAAAGTTTTGAAACTGTTGAAAGTTGCTCTACTTGGAACTGGTATTGGAGTATTAATTGTAGCTTTAGGATCTTTGGTATCATGGTTCACCAAAACACAGAAGGGCGTGGAAGCAGCCAATAAAATAATGGGGGCTCTGGGTGCCACTGTAAATGTCTTAATAGACCGGGCAGGCAAGTTGGGAAGTGCTTTAGTGAATCTGTTTACCGGGAACTTCAAACAGGCGGGGAATGATGCCAAATCCATATTCGCTGGTATCGGTGATGAAATAGTCAATGAAACCAAACAGGCGTGGAAGCTGGCAGAAGTCTTGAATGAGATAGACAAGAGGGAAGTCATGCTGTCCATGTCACGTGCCTCTAACCGAGCTGAAATTGAGAAGCTGAAAAAAGCTGCAGATGACCAAACCCTATCCACACAGGAACGTATCAAAGCTGCGGAAAAAGCTGCAGCAATGGAAAAAGAGGACTTAAAAATCCAAACAGACTTAGCGAAAGCAAGAATTGCCAATATGCTCGGATATACTAAAGTAACAAAGGAAGCCCTTAAGACCATTGAGGACATGCAAAAAGGAGCAATTACAGCAGATGAAGCTATTGGAAAAATCGGTATATCGGAAAGCACTATTGATGACCTTAGGAAATTAAGCGAAGAAGTAAACAGATTAAGTGAATTGGAAGAAAGCAGTTACACCCGTCAGACAGAGCAGCAAAACACCCTAAACTCTATCCGCCAGGAAGGTGCAGACAAAGCAAAGGAAGCAAAGCAAACAGAACTGGAAGCAGTAAGGGCAGCAGAAGATGCTATGCTTGCCTTGGTGAAAGACAAGAGAGAACAAGCACGGAAAGAGATTGAATTGAACTATTCCCGGCAGATTGAGGATTTGCAAATCAGTTTAAAGCAAGAAGAGAACCTTACCGCCAAGGCTCGTGAAGCCATCAACGCCAAAATAAAGGCTTTGGAACAACAAAAATCTATGGAGCTTAGCAAGCTGTCCGATGAGGAGCTGAAAAAAGAACTGGAGAACCGTTTAAAAATGATATCCCTGCAATTGGAATCGGTCAAGGAAGGCAGCGAACAGGAATACCAGTTAAAGATACAACAATTACAAGCACAACAAGAGGCAGAACTTACCAGCACAGAACAGACCGAAGAAATGAAACTGGCCATTAAAGCAAAGTACAATACCAAGATAGACGAACTGGCAACAGCTCATGAGCAGAATATTATCAACAAGCAAAAGGAAGCCATGCGCATACGCTTTGAAACGGAAATCGCACAAGCATATGATAACGAAGAGGAAATTCTTCGTATAAGGATGGAACAAAAGAAAGCCGAGCTCGATAGCCTGCAGCAAATGGAAGGTGAAAGTATAGAAGCATTCAATCTTCGCAAGCTGGAAGCACAGAATGCTTATCTGGAATCCAAAAAAGAACTGAGCGATAAGGAGATTGAAATAGAACAAGCTAAATATGAAGCAATGGGACAGGTGACAAATGGCCTTGTAGCTCTCACAGAACAAATTGGGGAGTCTGACAGAGGATTTGCTATGGCAAGCAAAATGTTGGCTTTGGCAGAGATCGCCATCAATTCAGGTAAGGCGATCGCAAAAATGGTATCCGCTGAATCAGGGAAAGGTATTCTTGGTATAGCTACAATGGCATCAGGTATTGCAACAATCCTTTCTAACATTGCAAATGCTGTTAAGATAGTAAAAAGTGCTAAATTTGCAGAAGGTGGTTTGGTTACAGGACCGGGGACAGGAACGAGCGACAGTATTCCGGCACAATTGTCGAATGGAGAATCCGTTATAACTGCCAAAGCTACGTCCATGTTCGCCCCTATCCTATCATCCTTCAATATGATGGGTGGAGGTGTACCTATTAATGTAACAGCAACGAATAATCAAACTTTAGGCGAAGATATGCTGGCCAGAGCAGTCGCCAAAGGAATGATGATGGCTCCTGCCCCTGTCGTTTCTGTAGAAGAGTTTACTTCAGTTGCGAATAGAATTAAATACATAGAAGAAAGCGGTAGTTTATGAAAGCATACGAACTATTATATATAAACAGGAACACTCTTAGGATAATGTCTGAAATGTCATTAGATGCATCAGATATTAAATACCTAGAAATGTATAAAGACTACACCCGTCTTACGGCTGAAGGTCATAAAAAGGCATATATCATGCAGTACCTGGCAGATGAATACAGCATTTCAGAAAGGACCATCTATAGAGTCATTGACAGGTTGTCCGTTGACGTTTCAATTCAATAAGGGGAAGAATAATCTTCCCCCTATTTTTTTACTGACAAAGCGTGTCAGTGCTATTATGTTCTGAAATTCTTATAGCCATATACCGTTTTTTACCTTTGCTTCAAAATAGATTATATATGGCGAAATTATACATCAACAAAGATATTGTTGCGGATAAAGACAAAATGGAAAATTGGTATCTAACTGGTGAAGAGGGATTGTCTTTTCCCGATATTCAAAATTTCCTATCTTGGATAGATCCGAATGACCACGTTATTGATATTGAGATACATTCATGCGGTGGTGATGCCGTTGAAGGGTATGCCATTTATGACGCCTTACGTGCTTCAGGAAAGCAAATCAGCTGTACTGCAGTAGGACGATGTGCATCCATGGCAACCGTGATATTATTGGCCGCTGCAAAAGAAAGACGTTTTGCTTATCCACATGCAAAGTTTCTTATTCACAAGCCTTATATGGCTTCATACGATGGAGACCTTGATCTTGAAACCCTAGAATCAATAAAATCAAACTTGGAGAGTGAAAAAAACAAGATGCTAGCTTTGTATGTAGAACGCACAGGATCGGAAGCCTCAGTTATCGAAGCCCAAATGAATAAAGCCGGTTGGTTTGGTGGTGAAACAGCCAAACAATTAGGTTTTATCACGACCGTTCTTATGCCTACAACTGCCAAAGGGAGAACTTACACATTTAATAACAAAAAAATGAACAAAGAAAAAGAAGTAACAGTGAAGCAGACTATCATAGACAGGCTGCTGGCCAAATGCGGCTATCAAAAAATTGAAGACGTACAGGTCGTATCTATGGAATTGACAAATGCCGAAGGTAACACGCTTACCGTGGAAAGAGATGAAGGTGAACCCCAAGTAGGAGATACAGCAAGTCCCGATGGCGAACATGTCATGCCTGACGGAAAGACTATCATTGTGACAGATGGCGTTATTACAGAAATTAAAGATCCTGATGAATTGGAAGAGGATGAAGTGAAAGCTTTAAAAGCCCGTATAGAAGAGTTGGAAACTGAGAATGCTTCTCTAAAGACGAATGCCCGTACCATTGAGGACAACAAGATTCTGAACGCAGTCCGTATGGCCGGAGGCGAAAACTGGCTGGCAAAACATTGTAGTACTTATAAAGTGTCAGCTCGTACCCAAACGTTCAACAAGGGTATAAAAGGAGTAGAAGAAAATGAAACGCCTATTCAGAGAAAACTTCGTGAAGAAAGAGAAAAAAGAAACAACAAGTAATAAAAGGAGGGGAAATGCCTATTTTAGATTTTGACAAACTTACACCTGATAATCAGGCTGTAAAAGACTTGAAAGACCTTATTCAGTTAACAGTCTTTCAAAACGAGGACATGGAGCGTTTTATGACGTTTATGCCCAATGTGACTAACGGTAAAAAAGCAGGTTTTATCGGTGAAATGGAAGATATCGGAGTAGCCGGCTCCGGATGCGACCCTGAATATAAAAAAGTGGCTATCGCTGCCGCCCAAAAGGAATGGGAAATCGGGGATTGGCAAATTCCTTTGGAAATGTGCTATACAGACTTGGAAAACACCATTGCCAAGTACTGCCTTAAAACGGGAACAAATATAGGAGACCTGACATCGACCGAATATATGGACGGTATTGTACTGCCGAAGCTGTCTGAAGCTATGATGAAAATGATGTGGCGTTTTACATGGTTTGGAGATAAATCAGCAGCGTCTGTCACTGGAGGTGGTCAAATCACTGACGGAGTAAACATCGAACTATTTAAAACATGTGACGGTTTTTTCAAACGTCTGTTTGCCATCTGTACCAACAATACCGAACAGCACACTGAAATTGCAGCCAACGCAGAAGAATCATATGCATTACAAAAATCAAAGATGAAAGAAACAGGCATTGCCACATCAATATTCGATGCGATGTTGCAAGATGCCGACAGCCGGATTTTCCAAAAAGACGGATGCGCAATTTTCGCCACCAAGTCAATGTGTGATGCTCTGACTCACGATATGAAAGAAAAGTACAAGGTAATCATGCCTTGGGAAGTTGTATTTGACGGTGTAGAGGTCAGCAAATACGATGGAACAACCATCGTTAAATGTTCCATTTGGGATAGATTTATTCAAGCCTATCAGAACAACAAAACCAAACTTAACTTACCGCATCGTGCTGTTTTATGTTCTCCTGAGAACTTGATGTATGGATGTGAGGGCACCGAACCGATGTCGGACTTGGATATCTGGTTTGATAAGAAAGCCCGCAAGAACTACATTTATTCAACAGGAAAATTAGGCTCCATGATTGGCGAAGATGAGTTGGTACAGGTAGCATACTAACGAAAAAGAGCAAATATGGCAATATGTGATATAACAATCAAAAAGGACATCGCACCATCGTGCGATGATCCTATCGTTCCCGGGCTGGAACAGGAAGGTGTGATAATGAATCGCGCAGACGTGGATTTAGGTGCGGTTACATTCAACGCAACCCGTAAGAATGTGATCGAAACTCTTGCACTGAAAACAGGTAAAAAAGGTTACAAGGTACAGGTATTCGGTGCAACCCCCTTTACTGGTACCAATACAACCTTGGCAACAGGAACCTATCGTAACACGTTTACTAACATAGTGAACATGGTTGTATTAGCAAATGACCCCGATGTATGCAATGACATTATTGACGGGCTTGCTAACGGTGATTTTGTCGTTGTATTGGAAAATAAAGCCAAAGGGTTAAATAAAACCGAAAATCCGGGAGATTCAGCTTTCCAGGTTTACGGTTACTACCAAGGTTTGAAAGCCGCAGAGATCGGCAATGACAAGTATTCCGAAGAAACGGAAGGGGGATGGAATATCTCTTTGCAAGAAACCAAGGTTCCCAAATCAGCATTATTCTTGTACAAAACATCTTACGATGCGACAAAAACGCTTGTTGAAACACTGACAAAACCAGCTGAATGATTATGGAGTTAGAAGAAGTGGTTGATAAATTAAAGGAGCTAGGAGATCTTCCCTCCTACTCCTCTTCTGATAAATCGGAGATAGAAAGATTGTACAAGGAAGTATTAGGAAAAGAATTCACCAAGACATCGTGTAACGACTGCTATCGCGATGCTGTAATCGAAATGACTGTTTACATCAAAAAGAATAACCGTATGAAAGAAAAATGTAATTATATATTAAAGAATGGTGTCCTGCTTCAACCGGAGTTCGGAAGCAATAAAATGTACACTAATGACAACCTCACTGATGAAGTTGCTGAAAAGTACCTTGCCAAAAATCCAAAAGGTGAAATTTATTTCGCCCATATACCTACGGACTGGAAAGAACGTGTTAACAAATGTGGATACAATCAAAGCCTGCTTGATTCAATGGTAGAATCATTACAAGACGGAGTTTCTGAAGAATCCGTGGCTGACACGTTGAAAGATTTCCAAATCAACGGCAAGAAAATCAGTAAAAAAGTTCTGAATCTGCATCTAAGCAAGGCCATTGAAATTGTGAACGCAATGAATGGAGAAGGCGAAGATAAAGTTGAATAAAAGAAATAAAGGACGAACGTAAACCTCGCGAATATGAGAGTAAGAGATCTAAAAAAGAAAAGCAGTAACCGCATTGATACAAGCTATTTACAAAATCTAGGAATTCAAGCCTACGGACAGGACAACCTATATCCGCAGACATTAAAGAATATCATTGCTGCAAGCTCTACTGCATCTGAATGCTCAGACCGTTTCGCTGACTTCATTGAAGGAAACGGATTCCGTGAGGTTGCTTTTTCCAAATATGTAGTCAATCGAAAAGGTGACACATTGGATGATGTGCACATGTTACTATGTAAAGACATGTCCGAACTCAATGGAATAGCAATCCATGTTAACTACAATGTTTTCTGTGAGATAGTGGAGATGCAGCACGTACCATTTGAAAATTGCCGTCTGACAGAAGAAGATGAAAACGGTTATGTGGCAAAAATAGCAGTACATCCAGACTGGAGCGGAAAGAAGACACGTAAAGGGAAAGCTCTGCAGGTCAAGAAAGAAAACATCGACTATATAGATGTTTTTAACCCTCAAAAAGATGTGATACTGGCTCAAATAGAAGCTGCCGGAGGCATTGAATACTACAAAGGTCAAATCCTATGGGTGTCAATGGCCGGGAAAAATACTTATCCAGTCGGAAAAGGTGACCGAGTAGCTACAGAGATGAGTACCGATGAAGGTCTGTCCAATGTCAAGTACAGAAATGTACGAAATAATTTCTTCCCTGGCGCTATGATATTCACCAAAAAGGGATCGAACATAACCTTTGACGAAGAAGGCAACGAAGTGAAAGATACAGACGATGATGACAGTTTCTCAAATACACTCATCCAGTTGCAAGGTGATACGAATGCAGCAAAGATCATGGAAGTTACTTTAGAAAACGATGAGGAAAAGCCTGAAATAGTAAATATGAACTCACAAAATTACGACAAAGAATTTACCGTTACTGACGCAAGTGTGGTTGAACGTATTTATTCAGCTTATGGCCAAGAGCCATGGTATTGCATCCGTATTGGTAAAGTCGGATTCTCAGGCGATATTTTGGAAGATGCTTTCGAGTATTACAATTCTATCGTAAGCAAGCAACAGCGCTTAATAGAGCGTACCTTTAGCCGTATATTCAGCTATTGGTATGAGGTAGTCAACCCCTCTAATGATTATAGTGTTGAACCATTAAAGTATGTACGAAATGCAGCAGTATCTAATAACAACAGATGAGGTATCGGCTTTGTCTCGCGGAATGTCTGTACATCTCGATCCTGACAAGATAGAAACCTACATCCGTGAGTCGGAGAATATCTACATCAAATCAGCGTTGGGAGACGAACTGTTCCTTGACGTGAAAAAAAATCCTGAAAAATACCAGCTACTGCTTGACGGAGGTACTTATGAAACTAAATGTAAAAAGAAGATAATCATCACTGGACTTCGCGTAGCTTTGGCTTATTATACCTATGCCTGTATTGTCAAAAATGGAGATGGGAATGTATCCCGTTTCGGCTTCGTAAACAAGGAAGGTGAATATAGCAGTCATACAGTATTCAAGGAAAAGATGATGGTGTATAGCGATGCATGTAGTATAGCTGACCGCTACCTGAAAGAATGCGTACTTTACCTAAAAGAATGCGGTATGCCACTTTATAACGGTGAAGGGAAATTAAAATCTAATAGAACTGTTTTTCGTGTAATAGGAGAATGAGCGATTCTGTTGACATATTAAAGAAACTGGCTTTTCAAGTAAGAAACGCATCTACAGAAGGAGAGAATACAGCTGAAAGAATTGGGCGCATATTTATCGGGATTCTAGAAAACATGGATAATTCTGATATAGAAAAGCTCACCAAATACTTTTTGCGCAAAGACAAGGAGGATTCTACAAATTTTCTTTTATCATTATTGGGCGGAACCGTCATCAAGAAATACGCCAAGTTCGGTGATTTCGTTACCGGCGTTTCTGGAGGTTACATCGGTGAGGACGCCCGTGCCGAGCTGGAGGCTCTGGTCCTGCGCAGCTCTCTGAGTGTACCAGAACTTCGTTTCAACCGTCAGACCTATTTTGAAGGATATAATACTATAAGTCCCGGCGGAGGGCTGAAGATAAAAAGCTTTGTCGCCAATAGTGACGGCAGCTATACTGTCACCCCTGATCTGGAGGATGGTGTACCGCTGGGACAGAAGCCGGACGATATCCTCCTAGGCTTCTGGCATGACAAAAACGTCACTACCGGTGACTTTATTGGTTTCCGGAAAATACAGTACCGTATCACTTCCGCAGATTACGACGAGAAGACATTCGTGATGGTTCCGCGTCCCGGATATGAGTTCGTTCCCCATAACGAGATGCGTCTCGGACAGACGGGGAACTTCACCGACAAGGAGCGTCAGACTTATATCATCATAGACGTGCGTGACGGTAACTGCTGCATCACCCTTGTTGACAATGCCAACACCTGGGACCCGGAGTCGGCACAGATGAAGAGCTGGTTCGGCAAGAAGAAGGGTATGACCATCAATGGGATCAACTGCGACAGGTTCTCGGCAGTATTGCAGGATATCATCATGACGGGATTGATTTTTCAAATTGATGAAATTACCGGTAGCACAGTCCGCGTTCCTATCGACTTCCCTAGCTGGGAGCCGGGCAGGAAGTATGCGTATTATTCCCGTGTGCCCCATAACGGTTCCACATGGTTGTGCGTCAATGACAAGGGCACTACTTCCGAGCCATCCGAAAACAATCCGGACTGGCTTGTATCAGCCGCCAAAGGTGACAAGGGTGATCCGGGCCTGTCTGTAATAGGTGGCGGTCATTGGGAATCCTCTAAGACCCCATACGAGGTCAATACCATGGTCACTTTGGCGGGCTGTGTTTTTATCTCCAAGGTGAAAACATCCAATCCTCCCATCAGGATCGCAAGGTTCAAGAATGGCAGTTATCGTCGCAAAAAGGATGGCGGTTATATCCTTTCCGGGAAGTCAGCCGACTGGACCGTGCATGAAGACTGGGAGATGCTTTTGGACGGGCGTGAGCTGAAAGGCGAAAGCATCACCTTCCTTGGTGAATTCGCATCCCATCCGTCCAATCCCAAGGAGGGTGACAGCTACCGAAATACGGCTGACCATTGTACTTACATATACCGGAATGGTTTGTGGATGGTCATGGTCAAAGATGGAACTGACGGTAAGGACGGCAAAGGTTACGAGTGGATCTACACCCGTACCAACATCATCGGCCTTACCCCTGACAAGCCGGAATCGAAGCAGCAGGATGATTATATACCGGAAGGCTGGACAGATGATTTTCTTGGCGTGGATGCCGACCATCAGGTGGAATGGGCGTGCAAACGTGTGAAGCGTGATGGAGTATGGAGTGAATGGAGCACTCCGGCCCCTGTGCACCGTTGGAGTAAGGACGGGGAGTCGAATGTCATGGCCGACCTTGACAATGAGATGGTGAGCGTCGCTCTTACCAGTACCGGCGTTACTACTTCCGCACAGTCATGGACTACCCATGTGTCCATGTGGTACGGTACCGAGAAACTCACCCTTGAATCTTTGACAGTCAGCACGCCTGCCGGTTTCACGGCAAGCACAAGCAAGGCCACCGGAGCGGTGGCGATATCCGTTGCTGCCGGAAAGTCGGTTCCGGAACAGAATACGGTCACCATCACACTGGCTGCAATGAAGAACGGGCAGCTCTATACCCGTGAACTGACTTTCAAGATAACTGGTGTCCGTGGCGGGGCGGACGGTTCCGATGCGGTAATTTATAGCCTTGTCACTTCGGCCACGATGGTCAGCAAGAACAAGAACGGCGGTTACAGTGTGGCTTCGGTATCCTGTCGGCGTATGAAGACAGTCGGTGCGGTCACTACGGCCACAACGGACGGGGAGTTGAAGTACAGTCGTGACGGTGCGGCCGAGGTTCCCATCGGTGATGGTGTCGGGGTGGCTTCCGGTAATTTTACCAGTAGCTTGAAGTTCGTGTTCTACGTGAACGGTCAGGCGGTTGATGTCGAGACTGTCCCGATGGTTGTGGACGGCAGTGACGGAAAGGATGGTGAGAGCATCACAGCCGCAGGTCATTGGGAGTCCGCCAACACTCCGTATGCGAAAAACAGCACAGTATCGTTTGCCGGAGGATCTTACTTAAGCAAGGTTGAAACCTCCAACCCTCCGATTAAAATCGCCAAGTTCAGAAACGGCAGACTCCGCAGGAAAAGAGACGGCGGATACATCCTCGCCGGCAGATCTGCGAACCGGACGGTACATGCGGACTGGCAGGAGATGGTTGCCCCCGTCGGACCGTCGGCATCCTACTGGCTGGACAGTCCTGTCAGCGTGATCAACTTCACCAGTACGGGCACGCCATCCCCGTCTGGATTCCTTGTCACTTGCAAACAGAATGTGGCAGGCAATGTAAGCACGTGTGGCACGCTTTATCTGGCAGCCCGCAAATACAACGGAAGCTGGCTGGCTCATGTAGGTGCTACCCTAAGCAATCAGATATCCGTACCTGCGACAGCCGGATACACCCAGTTT